CATAATTTCTTGAGCACCTGCATATTTGTGAGCGGCAATAAGAACAGTTACATCTGGATTAAACATTGCATACCATAACAAGTAACCAGCCGCTGTAGTTGACTTACCTGTTTGTCGAGGTAGCATATTAATATTAAATCTATAACTGTGATACGAGTCTACAAGTCTTTCTTGAAACTCAAAAGGTGCAAACAACAACTTACCTTTTGTAGGATGTTGTATGTAAAAGAAATTATCCATAAAGAATTTAGCACCAGTGTCAGGGTTTGCACATGCTCTTAGTTCTTGAACTTCTTTTTCTGTATATCTAGTCCTTGTGTGTGCTTTTTTGACAAGTACACCGTCAAGGCTTTTTGCGTTTTGTGCCATAATAGTATTTACTTTAAAATTGAGGTGGTTTTACGTTTATTGACACTAGCGTCTATTACAGTACGTAACAAATCAAAATGTGTGCTTAAATTGTCAAATAAATCAATGTTTAAGTATTCACTAGCCATGCTATAACTACTTTTTCCTATGTTACTATAGTAAGTTATGTCTAAACCTTTATTGTGTCCATATGAAGGGAATACGCCTGTTACAAACAAGCATGTATCACCTAGTTGCTTTGCATTTTGTGTATATGGGCGTTGTAATTTTAAATATGATTGAGCAAATGTTTGTTGTGGTAAAAAGTCTGGCTTTTCAATGTGGCTTGCCAAAAGAAAAACAACGTACGACTCTAGTTCAACCGGAAGTTCGTAACCGTGTGTTTCTTTCGCCTCACTTACAACTTCGTAGAAGGCGTTGGTGTACTCCGTCTTCATACAAATATTTATTGTATTTTCTATAAATCGTTGTAGTAACCTTGATCATAACGTAAATCAAATAGTTTACGTCTATCTTGTTGTATTAGTATAGGTATAGGACTTCCAAACTTTCCATACTTAGGTTCACTCCATAACCATTCGTATTCGTAACTTGCATTTAACTTTTTACAAAGTTTTTTTAGTCGTCTACGATTAATATCTTTAAATGTATAAACAATGGCTTGGTTATCACCTAAGTGTTCCCATTCTCCTGACCATTGTACTATTTTGATTTCGTTCTTTTTCCATGCCGCTAAACTCCACGGACATACAGGTTTAATTTTTTGGAAATATTCTGCCCAGTCTGTCATATGAATATTTACTGAAAAAAATAGGCTCCGAAGAGCCTATTGAATCTATTATTATTTTTGGATTACGTTGCTACTAGTGTTGCCGCAAGAGTTACTAATGTACCGCTTGTATCAATGTTATTCGGTCCAACTGCTGAAACAGCGTATGCATTGGTAGATCTAGTCCAACCGCCACCTATTATTCTAATTCTATGTTGTAAGTCTGCCTCTGATGCTTGATTATCACATACTACAGTTATTGTACCACTGTTGTCGTCAGTAGTATGATAAACTAAAGGATTTATTTCTTTACAAATTGCCTCAACTGCTTCGTCAATGGCATCATCTTCACCTCTTAGATCAACTGCTGTACCGTTTGCAATTTTTACTAAAATTTTAAAAGCGAATGCTCCTGGATAATGAACATCTCCTGCTAAAGTTTTTCCTGATCCGTGTACTCTTGCTACTGTTGCCATTTTTTATCTCCTTACTTCTTTTTACCTTTGCCGCGACCACGTCCTTCAGATGTTTTAACATCTTCTGATTTACCACGTCCTCTACCTGCCATTAACTTATCTTTACCACGTCCACGTCCGGCCATAACTTTACCACGTCCACGTCCGGCCATTACTTTGCCTCTGCCTTCGCTTGTATGTTCTTTACCATCTGATAGTTTGTTCCAAAGTTCTTCTTTGAATGTATCATAAGCAGATCTTAAATTATTTTCAATTGACTCTAAAGGATTATCTCCACTGTTTGCTGGTACTTGTTTAGTTTTTCTTGTTGCCGCACCTGCATCTTTTGCATATTCCGGATCATAACCTTTGTATGTAGGTTCTTCTTTTTCGTCACCCATTGAGTTAGCAAAACCTTCTTCAGTATCTTCGTCTTCATTTTCAATACCTGCTAAATGTGCTAAACGTTCTTGTTCGCTATAACTCATGTCTGGCTCACCATCTTGATCTAAATCAAAATCTATGCCTGTATCTGTTTTTGTAACAACTGCATTATCGTCATCTTCGCAACCACAATCGTCATCGTTGTTAGCGTTAATGTCATCGTCTGATTTCATCATTGGAACATTGTCTGCATCTGGCATCATATCAGGTGTTACAGTTTTCATTCCTGCAAGTTTCATAATCTGTGCAATCATTGGTAAGTCTGATTCGCTGTCAGCACTAATAGTAATTGACTCATTAACAGATTCTGCAACATCTGGAATACCATTACCATTTTCGTCTTTCCAATATGATCCTAATTCATCATGTGAATCATTTTTGCAATCACAATCTTTATCGCACTTGTGCATTTCACAACCACAATCTTCGCAAGTATAAGTTTTGCCTGCCATTAATTTTTTTACTTCTGGCGGAGCAGTTCTTGATTCTTTAACGTTTTCTTTTTTAAGATCGTCTTTGCCTTTACCATCGATAGCATAACTTGGAACCATTTTACCTGTCTTAGGATCCTTTACCATCTTCTTTTTTGCCTCTTCGACTGGAGGATTTAATTTCTCTGTATTTTCTAATGCGTCTGAATGTACATTAGGATTAACTTTATCTAGATCTCTTAAACGGTCTAGTACGTCGATCATTTCACGTGATGCCATTATTCTGCTCCCTTGTGACGCTCTTTTTGTTCTTTTGCTAACTGTTGTAAAAACGTCTCTTTACCTTTTTCAGTTGCAACTAATTCATCTTTATCCACTTTAGGTGCATCTTTATATTCACCATCTAAAAGTTTATCTTCATACGGCTTATCTTCATCTCGTTCTGCTTGATATTCTTCTGTTGGTTCACCTGGTTTACGTACACGGATCATATCATCTTGCATATTAAGTACGCTTGATAGATACGCTCTAAGTTCGTGCTGTGTAGTTGGATAGTTTACTGTTGTTTCGTATACTGTAACTTCTGTATTAGTTAATTCAGGGAAGTCTAATGGAACACTTTGTATTGGTGTTTTCTTACCCGCAGTTAAATTTGCAACATCAAATTTCTTTAATGCTACCTCTAAACTATCTTCAAAATTTTCATCTAAAACGCCTGCAATTTTAATAACAAAGTCGTATTGCTTTGTTGCTTCTGCTAGGTGTTTTTTAAATGTGCCTGCCATCATATTCTCCTTTAACTACGTTTATTTATCTTGATCATTGTTTAAAATCTTATCTAAGATGGCGTTGCGATCCATAACTACATAGCCCTCAGCATCAACTGTGTCTGCATTATCACCTTGTTTTTGATCAATATTTGCTTTTTTAAGTTGTAATTCAACCATTTTAAGTTTTTTATCAAGTTTCTGACTTTTAGCATCAATAGCATTTTTAAGCATATTACTTGCTGTTTCAAAAACTCTACCCGCATAACGGGACTCAACGTTCATGCCCAAATCCATTAGATCTTCATAACTTTGTTTGGCTTTCTCTGCTAGATCATCTAGTTCTTTATCTGCTAATTCTCCAAGTCCTTTTACCATGGGTAAAGCGGCAGATATTTTATCAAATTCTGCTATACTCCGCTCAAGGTTGTCAGTTTCTTTTTTGACCTCAACGACGGCTTTTGGTTCTTCAACCTGCTCCATAGTTTGTTTAACTTCTGGTAGATCTAACAATTCTTCTAATTTCTTTGTCATATTAATACTTATCTTCTTTTGCCAGTGTGGAATAAATCTTTTTCAGTAACTACTCTAAATTGGATGCCTTTTTGTTTACAATACTTTGCGGCCGCTTCCCACTTTGCTTTATTTTTAATATATTGTGCTTGGTTGTAAACACTCTTTCCAACACTTTCTTTTACAGTATGATTTTCTGGTTTAATTTCAATCACTTCTGCTTTAGTTTTACCTTTACTGTTTGCATATACAATAAAGAAGTCTGGAACATATATAGTATACTTACCGTCTAAGGGATTTCTATAAGGAATCTTGATACTTTCACTTGCCCATTTTGCAATAGCAGGATGATCATCGCACATCTTCATAAAGTGCCATTCCCAACTTGATCTATAAGTTGGCGTTTTAGTTCCTATATATTTTTCTGGGTTCTTGAGTTCGTACCTACCACGGGCAAAGTTTCCTAATCGTGCCATTATGCAATGATATTCCTCTTAGCCGGGTTATCGCCTGTATCAAGTTTTGCAGTACCTAATGCTGAAACATTTATTCTATTAATATTTAAAATTTCACCTAGTACATTATCCAATTGAGTTACTTCTAAACTTCTTAATTGGTCAAGTAATTCAAACGGACTAACTTCGTCAAGTTTACATTGTTTTAAAAAAATAAATGCAACACTTTTCGCCGCCGGTTCTTCCATTCCTCTTTTTAAAAAGAATGCAATAGCCGCATCACTTTCACTGGCTTTGAATTGTAGTTCTGCCTTGTTAAGTGCATCAAAATATAAAATAGAATCTTCGTTACTATCTTTCTTTTTAATTTGTACATCTAATGGTAAGTTTGAAAAAGTTTCTTTCATTATTTTTTCCTATTAGTTTTCTAGTGGAATAACAGTAATGATCAATTGTTCAGCACCACCACCTGGTATCCACTCTGAAGGTTTACCGGCTCTTATCCAAGCATAATAATCTGTATTATTTAGGAACCTTGTTCGCTCTCCAGTGTTAGGATTCATTACTTTAGTAAACACAATCTCTTCTGCTGTTTTATCTACTGTTCCACCAGTTTCTGTGCCGCCATCTCCGCTATTATTACCTGCATCTACTTTCTTTTGAATAGTTTTGGTGTCAGCAACCTCAGTGTCGCCATTTTGTGATGATAACGCTACTTGTGTTGCTTTAGTATCATTTACTTTATTAAGTCCAAATATTTGAACACTGTCTTCTATAGTATTTGTTATAGCACCTGTTGCAATACTTGATACTTCGTTTTTAATTCCTGCTTTAGTAAGTGTTTTAGCATTATCGTAAGTGTTTTTTGCTTTGATTGCAGTACCTAGTAATGCTAACGGATTGCTTGTTACATTTGGATCTAACAAATCACCAAACACATCAAGTCCACCTGCAACTACACCATTTTGTCCAAATAGTGTGTTACTACCTCCACCCATGATACTTAATGGACTTGGAGATTTATCGTAATGTAATTGTGCAAAGCCATCTGGATTATCATTTCCTACTCTACCTTGAGCGTACTTGATACCTTCGTATATTAATACCATTTGGTTTTCAGCAGGCTGACTGCTTGAAGAATTTAATTGTGGTCCTTGCCAACTTTGAATTATTGGATTAATTAATGTGTACTCAAAAAAGTTATGTCTACTTAATTGATATATACTAATTTTGTTAAAGAAGTGACCTGGAAAATCACTGTTAATACCAAACCCTACTTTTTGACTTTGTATAGGAGATGTTCTATAAGGACCTGCAACTGAAGCATTTGGATTATTATCATCTGGACCGGCGGCACTACTGTTATTGCCTGGTCTGCTATAAGTTGGTTGTACTTTCAACTCTTCTGGAAATACAGAATCAGCATAATAATTTTTAAAATATTGTTGCCACATACCACTAATTAAATTTACATTATCATCATGGAATGTTATATTAATCGGAGTGTACTGTGCTTGTGTTTGAATATTAGTCTTCTTACCATATTGATTTTTAGTTTCAGTATTAAGTGTTACTCCTGGAACTTGACATGCTTTAACTAGCATACCTACTTCAATGTTTGGTTCAGATTTTGACCAACCTACAGGGCCACCTGGACTACGTGCCGCGTCCTTATTAATATCAAAATGTACATGATATAAAAATTCAACCTTGGGTGCAAGACGCATGTAATCGTCTGTAAACAATCTTGCGGCATGTTTATAATCTTTCATGTCGCCTTCAGAACCAAATATTCCTCCGACTACACTTCCTAAAAATTTAGTTACTTTGCTCATATTATTATTTAGCCATAAAAAAAAGGCCGAGTTTTACCCCGGCCCTTTGTAAACAGATGACTACTAATTAGGTATTAGCCTGTTGCTAAAGTTCTAATTGTTCTTCCGATAGCACTACCAATACCGTTTGGCTGACCAGCACCATTAGTTTGGATTGCGTTATCGTATTGCAGTGACATAGTAATGTCAACTGGATTTGAATCTGAGTATGTTAACTGATTGTAGTTAATGTCTTGTACAAAACAACCAACTAATTCAAATGTCTCAAGTACGCTTGGTGTGTTAGCACCGTTACCACCGTCTAAGATTTCAATTCTAGTTTTGAATTTGTAATCTATTCCGGAAGCCGCACTCGATTGTTCAAAGAAATCGAATTGTTTCTGTAATTGTTGACCTGCACTCTTACTCACAGCGTTGTTTACATCGTCACGTAATGTGATTGTAATCGGTTGCCATGTGTGTTTACCAGCATAGTAAACTTTTGAGTTGTAAACATCAATCGCAATTGATTCGAAGTTTACATTTGGTCTTGTAACATCAATTACCTGTTTTGTTAGTTCAATGTTAGGAGCCCCAGCACCAAAATTTTCAAGGCTCACTCTAAAGCGATACTTGAGTTTTGGCATCAACAAGCCTTGTGAACTTGCTGATTGGTCACTCGCCAACGGAACTGTAAATTTGCTTAAACTTGAAATAGCCATCTAATTTGCTCCTTGTATAGTTTTATTTATCCACATTATTGATTGCCCAAAGTTGCAATTTCACCTGTGTTCTTTAAGCGTAATGGAATGTATATAAACTCCACACTCTTCACTGGTTCAATTGCTACGTCAACGTATAACTCGTTGCGATCAATTCTTGCAGATGTGTTGTTAGTGTCATCACATACAACGAGGAAGTCATAAAGTGCTCTTTGACCTACAAGTTCAAGTAATAAACTTTCAGTTGCTTGTTTGATTTCATCACGTGTAATCTTATCGTTTGGTTCAAACATGAACGGTTTAGCAAGTAGTGTCATTTGACGTCTTAAGTATGCAACTAATCTTGCAACGTTAATTCTATCTAATGAACTTGCGTTCTTTGCTCTAGTGTGTTGACCAAAGTTAACTAATCCGCTACCAGTAATAAATGTTAGTGGGTTAATTTTAACTCCTGCCATTGTTTCACGTACACCGTCATTTAATGCAACTGCGTTAAATTCGCCTTCGTTATCAATGTAACCTACACTTGATGCATTACTAATGCCACCACGTCTTGTTCCTGCTGGAGCAAACCATGGAAACGATACTGCATCACTTACTGCAATAGTACGTAGCATCATGTGACTTGGTGGAACAACAATGTTCTTACCTGACACATCAGTTGTTAAACCTGCTGGATAAAACGCCGCCATATACTCATCATATGATACTAAACCGTCTTCTCCGTCTGCAGTTGCACCTGCTGTATTATTACCGTAGTTTTGTAGTGAAGTTGCATTTGGTGCTAATCTAAACGGAGTATCAGCAACAACAAATCCTGTTAAGCCTCTGTCTACGTTTAGTCCAATTAAGTTACTTGCAAGTTCTGGATATCCAGGAGCACTTAACAATGTAAAGTTACGTGTTTCTTCATCACGTAGTAACTCATTTGCATCTACTGCACTTTTAAGTCCTGCAACAATAGTTTGACGTTGTGAATGTCTACCAAACAATCCTGAACCGTCTGCATTAACTGTGTTCCAGCCAATCCAACGTGCAGTTTTATAGTTTGTCATTGCTTCATCGCCAAAGCGTTTGTTTAGTCCACTGTTTGCTGTTATATCAATTTGATTTGCTACAAATTTCTTAACGTTAAAACCTGAACGTCTTGTGTTCCATAATAACATACCTCTTGGGTATAAGTCTGGATCTGGAGCATCTGGATCAACATAGTTTGAACTTAACAACGTTTCAATTGTTGCCGCTGTGTCACCTGTTGCACCACTTGAACCGTAACGTGCATCTGCAAAAAGAATTCCATCTTCTGTAGTTTGATCTGTTACGTCAATTAATACCCATTCAGTTGCTGAATTATCCCAACGGTAAACTTTTGCACCGTATTGGTCAACATCAGCAGTTGAAATCCAAATATCGCCTTCAACTAAATCACTAGCATCTGACTGTCCACCTGTTTTTAATGGAGCAGTTGCTGATACAATAGGTCCTTTAGGATCAGTTGCACCTGCTAATGGTGTGTAGTTTAAGTAACCTACCCACTTGCTTCCATCATGTACTAAAATGTCTGCTTCGTCTAGTGTAGTGTTATACCATAACGTACCATCTGCTGGAGTTGCTGTTGGAGCATCATCACTTGCTTCGTAT